TCCTGCCGGAACAGGTCGAATCGAGACGTTCACTCCTGACCAGGTGATCGTATTCAAACGCGGTATCGACAGTTGGAACGACCGGCTTGGCTATACACCGTTGATGGCCTGCTGTCGAGAGATTGCCCTGGTCAACATGCTGGCGGGCTACACGGGCGCTATCCTCAAAAACACCGGTGTGACGAATATCGTGGTCACGCCTGTGGGTGACAGTCAGATTCAGGATAAGCAGAGGGACCAGCTCAAGCAGTCCATCATGGAGTCGATTGGGATCGACCAGCAAGGCTCGCCTCTGGTCTTCTCTGCTCCAGTCTCTGTCAGCAACCTTGGCACCACTCCCAAGGACATGCTGCTTCAGGACGTGGATATGCACGCTGTCGCACGGATCACCAGCGCTATGGGATTATCGCCCATGCTGCTGGGCCTGCCTGATCCCGGCAAAACCTACAGCAATTACCGTGAGGCTCAGAGAGCTGCGTGGATCAACGCGGTGGTGCCGTTTCACAACCTGATTGCCAAGACACTGGAAGATGTGCTGCTCCCACTCTATGACCCGACAGGCAGAATGTGCTTGAAGTGGGATTATGCAAACGTTGAGGCACTGGCTGAAGATCAGAAAGCTCAGGCGGATCGCGCTGTTTCACTTTACAAAAACGGCCTGATCACACGCAACGAGGGGCGAAGGATCGTCGCTCTGGAACCAACCGAGGACGGCGATAATTACGTTTCTGAGTCTGCTCCTGCTCCTGCACCTATGGCGGGCCTGAACGGTGGCGAAATCCAAAGTCAAAATCAAGCCGAAGCGACCTACTAAGTCGTCGCTGCGAGCGATTGTGCCAGCCAAAGACGAGGAGCGTATCTTTCGCTCCATGTATGCGGTTCTGTCGTCATTCTGGTGGCGACTACAGCCCATCTATAAGTCTAAGTTCTCGATGGCGATGGGTCCGATTCAGAAGCGGATGCCGGAACCGATTCGCGTTCAGATCACCCATGATGTGGAAGATCCACTGATCCGGCGATTCGTGATCGACATCGTGGGCATGTTTGACGCATCCGCCAGGCGAGCCAGAATCAAGATCGGTCAGAAGGAAGCGGACCAATGGGAGATCCGCAATCAGTCTGTCTACGACCAGATTAAAAACCATGAGATCAAGCTGGCGGCCTCCACGATCAACGACATGCAGGCGGCCACAGCAGACGAGGCCGAACGGATTCTGGACCAGATGCGAACCGAGCTGCTCGCGGGCCAGAAGGCTGGCGAGACTTTGGCATCGAAGACCGAACGACTCTCTAAGTTCTTTGCCGAGACTGCCAGGCACAAGGCTCGCCGGATCGCAGTGACGGAGTCGGCCAGAGCACACAACTATGGGTATCTCGCAGGCACCGCAGATATGGAAGTGGTCAGAGGATACGAGTGGATCCTGTCGGATGATGCCTGTGATGAGTGCAAGCGAATCGGCATGGTAGATGGTCGGCCACGGCTCGTCAAAAAAGGATCACCGTTTGCGACAGGCCAGAGCAAAGACGAATATTACGCCACTGTGCAATGTCCTCCCCTGCACCCTGGTTGCCGTTGTGCCGTGGCGGGCGTGCTGGATGTGGATCAACCTGAGAAATGGGATGACACTACTCACGGCTGATGATACACTGATTGGAACCTTATTACTTACAGGGTTGCAACATGCTTAAGATGACAGACATTACAGTGAAATCCAGCTCAGGCGGCTTTGAAGGCTACGCCAGCACGTTTTACACGCTGGACAAGGCTGGAGATGTCGTCATGCCTGGCTGTTACAAAGACGGCTTGAAAGACTTCCTTGATGACGGGTTCATCGGCGGGAGTATGCACAACTGGACAGAGCCTTTAGGCAAATACACGGAAGCCTACGAAGATCGTAAAGGCTTGTACGTCAAGGGACAGTTCAGCGATGTGGACGCCTCTAAACAGATGCGGACACTTATGCGAGACGGGGTGATCAAAAAGCTGTCTGTGGGCATGGAGCCACTCCAGACCTCCATGGTCAGCCCTTACGAGCTGGAACAGATATGGGAGAAGGCGGGTTACAAGCCTGACAAGGACGACCTGCGAAGGCTCAAAGCTGCCAAGATAATCCGCCTGATTGAGAAGGCCAAACTTCTGGAGGTTTCACCTGTGACGATTCCCGCGAACGATAACGCCCGCATCATGGCTTTCAAAAGCTGGGAGTCATGCCCACCCGCATTCAAAAACTTTGTACAGCGAGCACTCCAATCGGCTCGCCAGATGGTGGGTGCTGATCTCAAGGCTGGTCGGGTTCTGAGCAGCAAGAACGAAATGAAGCTGCGAGCCATGCTTGAAGTCTTATCCAGTGTGACAGAAGAGATCACCAACCTGGTCGGGCTGGTCAGTCAGTCCCAGATGGTGGAAGACGAGTCTGAAGAGACACCGGAGCACGAGCAGATGGAAACTCCTGAAGAGGAGCAGACTGAAGACCGGGCCAAGAAGTCAGTCCCAGCGGGAGTGGTGGAAGCGGCTCGACTGAAACTGCTGATGGAACTCTCCAAATGAGCGCAGGTCTTTACACAATCAACGACATTGAACAGGGTGCCGACTGGGCCTTGTACTTGACGTTTCAAGAGGCAAACGGGACGGCCACGAACCTGACCGGATGTTCTCTGAGGATGAAGATCAAGACCGACTACACGAGCAACAACGGCACGACGGTCGCCAACCTGACATCGCCATCTGGCGGGATCTCGATCACATCGGCCATCAATGGGGCTGTGGCGGTGACCATGCCAGCCTCCCAGACGGCCAACCTGACCGCGGGCGACTACGTTTACGATCTGAAGCTGATCTCTAATACTGGCGCTGTGGACTACGAAATAAGGGGCGGGCTTGCAATCCTGCCGAGTGTGACCGAATGAGCAACTCGATTGTCATCCGAAAGAATTCGGGAAACAGCCTGACCATTGCTAAATCTGGGAGCGTCAGCACAACGCTTGCACCCGCCACAAACACGACGCTTGGCGGGATCATCGTTGGGGCAAACCTGTCAATCACGGGCAACGGTTTACTTTCAACCAATATCACAACGAATTTGCCTTATGCCAATATCACAGGAACTCCCACGCTTGCAGCAGTCGCCACATCAGGCAGTTACACAGATCTAGCCAACTTGCCAACGATCACAAACACATTTAACGGTCGGTCTGGTAATGTCACGCTGACTGCAAACGACGTAACAACTTTGGTGAACGCTAATTACCTGCAAGTTTACAAGGATACTCAGGCGAACGAAAGCACGCTGACACAATTCGGGCTGTCCAGTTTTCTCCAGTCTACATCTCTTGGTTCAGGCTATTCCCGAGGCTTGTTGACAAGCAATGTGTCAGGTACGACAACACGATCCATATTTGACGGCAATGTTTACCAGAGTTCGGCCACTGCTCGCTATCCAGCTTACAAGCGAATTGCGCTTAACAGCAACAATACATCCGGCGCGAACTCAACAGGTCGGATTCAGATTAATGATTACGGGGCGATATATCTGGACTCGCAGACTGCTACTTTAAATAGCAACATCTCTAGATTGTCTTCGTTTAGCGTGGGATCAGCGTACTCAGCCTGGGTATCAGGCGACACAAATCTTCCTGGCCCAGGTGTAAACTTCTACGCATATAAATCCAACAGAGATGGCAGCAATAATGGCCTTGAACAAGGATCGTTTAGTGTTGGGGAAATGCAACGAGGGGTTTTGGGGTCAAACGGCACTTACATAAGCCGACCTTATACCGTTTCGTTCGAGTCTCGGAATACCTGGCCTGTTGCAGATACAACCATTTCGTACTCGTACACGCCAGATTACCGCACATTTATGACGATTGGGGATTCCGCTGAACTGTTCTTCCAGAACTACGGGAACCTCACGACCAGAAATCCCACATGGACATCCAACTCGATCTTAACGCAAGGCTATGCTGACACTCGTTATCAGGCTTTTGGGTCTTACCTCACGTCCGCAAACCTGACCTTTGCCAATATTACAGGCACGCCCACAACGCTCGCTGGATATGGCATTACAGACGGTCTCACATCCGCTAACCTGACGCCTTACCTGACGATATCGAGTGCCAACGCAACATATTCTGTCCTTGGTCACACGCACAGTATCGCAAACGTGACTGGCTTGCAAACGGCACTGGATGCCAAACTTGAGACAGCTAATTTCAGTTATGCGAACCTGACGGGCAAGCCAAGCACATTTGCTCCATCGGCTCACAATCACGCTATTTCTGATGTCACAGGACTTCAAACCGCACTGGATGCAAAATTACCATCGGCCAATTTCACTTACGCAAACATCACAGGCAAACCAACTCTTGCCAACGTGGCGACATCTGGAAATTATACCGACCTAACAGGCACCCCAAACCTGACGGTTTATTTGACAACAGCCAACGCCACGACAACCTACTTACCTTCTGCAAATTTTACGTACGCCAACATCACAGGCAAGCCAACTTTGGCTACGGTGGCAACTTCAGGTAGTTATGCAGATCTTAGCGGAACGCCAAACCTAACCCTATACCTTACAACTGCAAACGCATCATCAACGTACCTTCCATCAGCAAACTTTACATATGCCAACATCACCGGAAAGCCTACTCTGGCAACAGTAGCTACAACAGGCAGTTACACAGATTTAAGCAACACTCCCGCATCATACAGCTTGCCTACTGCAACGACATCGGTTCTGGGTGGAGTTAGGGTGGATGGCACGACCATCACAATTTCCAGTGGAGTAATTTCTGCTGTCTCATCGTCCTACACGCTTCCGATGGCATCGGCATCCACGCTTGGTGGTGTTAGAATCGGCTCAGGCATCAGTGTGGATCAAGGCAATGGGTTCCTCAATACAGATGTCAGGCTCACCACAAACACGTTTACTGGAACGCAAAATCTCGGTGGCAATCTGCTCACTCAGCCTAAATTGCAAGCCTATCGTGAAACTAGTACAGCACCCACGATTTCCAGCGGCACTCTTACTCTTGACCTATCTGGTAGCAACTTCTTCGCCGTGAGTTTAAATGCCGCTATTACAACCCTGACGATCAGCAACACGCCAGCAAGCTCCGCAGCAAGTTTTACTCTTGAGCTAACAGCAGACGGCACAGCGAGGGCAGTTACTTGGGGATCAGCAATTAAATGGGCTGGAGGAACTGCTCCAACTCTGACCAGCACTAGCGGCAAGAAGGATGTGTTTGCATTTTATAGCAACGATGGTGGCACAACCTGGCAAGGCTTTATTGGAGGGCAGAATTACTAATGATTGCAAATATAATCAGGAACACTAAGAAGTATTCGGCTACAGGCGACCCTTACTACAGTGCCGTTTCGCTCCTGTTGCACATGGATGGAACGAATGGATCGACCACATTTACTGATTCTGGGCCGAATGCACTGACGGTTACGGCAATTGGCGACGCCAAAATTAGTACAACTCAAAGCAAATACGGAGGGGCAAGTGGTGTATTTGATGGAACCGGTGACTATTTAGCAGTTACGGGCAATTCGTCTGCCTTTGCGTTTCCAAGTGACTTTACGGTTGAAGGATATGTTTATTTTACGGCACTTCCCACAAGCGGTAGTTACGCTGGATTATTCTTTGCTCGCGGTGCATCTGCTGCCGCATCGGCATTTCAATTTTACATTTTTAACAGTGCCGGAACATATAGGTTTGAAACCACACTATCGGTTGGATCTACCGATTATCCAGGAACATACAATCTACCATCAACACCTACAACTGGCGTATGGTATCACTTTGCTTTTGTCCGTTCTGGCAGTTCTGTAAATGCTTACTGGAACGGAGTTCAAGCAGGAAGCACAGCAACTGTTTCAGGAGCAATGAACACGCCTTCCACGCAAATTGCCATCGGGGGCAGAGGCACGCCTTACACAGGGTTGTATTTAAACGGCTATCTCGACGACTTTCGAGTTTCACGATTTGCCCGCTACACCGCAGCATTTACTCCACCGACAACCGCATTCCCCAACGCATAAGGAGCAAACATGCAATATTGCCAAGTCAGTCCAAACGGTCAGATATCAGGCCCACAGTGGCTGCCACAGTCATTCACGACTGTCTCCAATTTCAACGCCCTCGATGATGCAAGCCTAGCCACATACGGCTATTACCCGTATACTCCATCGCCAATCCCAGCGTACAACCCTGCAACACAAAAACTTGAGCAGCATTTTGCAGTCAACGGCTTTACCGTGACCGATATTTACATTGTCGCTGATTTAACGGCAGAAGAGCAGCAAGCATACGTCATCCAACGACTCACCGAGATTGGCAACGGCATTGGCTCATTTCTTGATCAAGCAGTATCAGTCAAACAATACGATTCCATCCTGTCTGCCACAAGCTGGACGCTGAGCAACATCACAGCATACAAGTCTGAAGGCGAAGCAGCATTAGCCTATCGGGACTCTGTCTGGAGTCAATTCTACAACATGGTTCAGGCTGTTCAAGCGGGTACTCAGGCAGTTCCTACAGTGGGCGAGTTCTTTGCAACCCTTCCAACGCTCTGGCCTGTCAATAACGGCAACGGCACATCCAACGGAACATCCAACGGGCCAATCTGATGACTTTTAACGCTGCCGCTAAGAACTTTGTCGTGTTAATCACAGTTGCAATCGTGCTGCTGTTGGTTGACTTGTTTAAGTGGCAGTCTGGCGGCATGACTTGGTCTGAAGCGATCTGGGAAGTCAATCAGCACAGCTTAGGCTTTGCTTTGGGGATTGGTGTTGTCCTCGGCCACTGTTTTACTGTTCCTAAAGGACTCGGCAAATGACAGGCAGAGAATTTCTTGACTGGATGATAGGCAGACAAAAGCCAACGCTTGAAGAAATGGCGAAACGAGCTGCACGGCAAAATGCAATTGAGCGATACAACTTGGACTCCAAGCGGCACGCTCAGTTGGTCACCCAGCTCGTCAATGTCCCTGCTCCATTGCTGCAAATCTATCTGGACGACCCGAATTACGTTTGGAACCCCAGCGTTATCCCAGTGCCACCCAAACCGAGGCCAATCTAATGATTATCGCAACGCTCGCCACACTTTTGCTCGCCTTCGCACCTCCATTCGAAGCCAAAGTAATCAGCGTTCACGACGGTGACACGATCACGGTCAGAACGGATGAAACGATCAAGATCCGCATAAATGGCATCGACGCGCCAGAGCTGGCACAACCGTTTGGACAAGCCTCAAAACAAGCCATGTCGGGACTTGTATTTGGCAAAACTGTTACGGTCAAGCCAGACAAAACAGACCGTTACGGACGACTGCTTGCCAGAGTTGAAATCGGCGGTAAAGACACATCCGTTACGATGGTCGAACTAGGCATGGCTTACTGGTACGAGGTTTATGCCAAACACGATATGGTATTGCAATCTGCCCAGTTGCAAGCCAAAACAGCCAAACGTGGCCTGTGGTCGGATCCAAACGCTGTTCCGCCTTGGGACTTTCGGAAATCTGCAAAAAAAGGAAGCTGATATGCAACCAAACTGGATTGGCCAAATCAATTCGATTCAAGCCAGAGCGATCATCATCCGCATGGCTCTGGTAGGTGCGGTTTCCGCACTGGGCGTCTTGAGCCAAAACCTCGACTCCATCGTTGCAACCACCAGCCCTTTGGGCATGGCTTTGGCGTTTGGGATTGCCCAGGCGATCTACTACCTGAACTCTGGCCAGACGCCACCAGCTCCAAAGGGTTGATCTAAATGCGAATCGAGGAAATTGTGAATCCAGATTATGGATGGATCGTTCCTGTGGCTCAAATCGTCACAGATAAAGCGGTTCAAGGCAGTTCTGTCGATCCGTCAATTCCGCAAACCATGTACGCATTGGCCGCAATCATCTACGCAATCGCAGCTTATCGTAGGTCTTTAAGAGACCCAAAAAAGTGAGCAGTCTCCCCGCCTACCGTCTCACCGTCGTGAGGACAGGCGAGACGGTTACCATTTTGCTGATGTCGGCAAAATGGTCTCATTCCTCAATCCCAGAAGGGTAAGGTGATCTTTGTTCGCAGAGTTCATGATCTATACGGCTCAATCCTGTCAGTCTGGCCAGTGTCCAAAGCAGACAGTGACCACAACGACCACCCAAACCGTGACTGTCACGGAATCGCCAAAAACGGCTCCTGTGATCTTCATCGCCCCTGAACGACCGAAGAGACGACTGGCCTTGCCACGGCTCTTCCAAGGGCCAACTGTGTTCGTTTGTGGAAACGGTGCGTGCAAATGATCAGCAAGATCATCATCCGTTTGCTGACACCGATCATCGTCGAGGTGATCCGCGAGCTGCTCTCCAAGCTGGCGAACGGTGAGCTGGTGAGCATCGACGAAAACAGCGTCAAACTGGCCATGAATCAACGTGAAGAGTCGATTCAGGCACAGCTTAAATCTGTTCAATGGGAGGTCGGCCTGTGATCGGACTTCTGATCGCAGTTCTACTGGCTCAACAACCTGTTCCCTCGACTCTGGTTCCCCCAGCAGCCGAGGAGCGGGTAGTGTTTAGTCATGGTGGATTCACCTACTTTGTGGGGAAATCCAGCGGTTCTGTCATCGCCATCGAACAAGGTGGTGTTCGACCAGTTCCGCCACCAGTCCCAGACGAGGATGCAAAGCCTCAGCCAGTCAGTGGCATCAAGTGGTTTTCGGTTGTTGTGGATGAATCCAAACCGGAGCAGCAAGCATGGCGTACCGATCCAGAGATCCGCAAGTTACTGGAAAGTCGTGGGATTCAGTACAGATCGTACATCGCAGGGGAAGTGGACATAGATCGACTAGGGTTTCAAACCACCGTTGGGCAGATCGGTTTACCGACCGTCATTTTGCAGGATCAGGCAGGAAAGATCGTCAAGTCTACGAGTCCTCAGACCAAGGCTGACATTATCAAGCTGGTGGAGGTGATCAAGTGAGCAATCTGCTTGGCTGGGTAACACCTGACGGCGATCTGAGATACCTGGGAAGCCACGAATCTACGCTTGTGCTGGCCACTGGCAAGCAACTCCCAGACATCCCCGAAAGCGAATGGGAAGAATTCGACCTACGTGACGACCTAAAATACCCGGTCAAGATTAAAGACCAGAACGGAAAAGGGGCTTGCAATGGCCATGCAGCGGCAAGCAGCTTGGAAATCGCTCGGTACATTTCTGGTGCTGATTATGTCGCTCTCAGCCCTTGGCTCGTCTATGCTGATCTATGCAATGGTTGGGACGTTGGATCAAATATTGCGGAAGCTTTGGTCTACCTTGAAAACAAGGGGACTTGCTCTGAGCCACTGGTTCCGTATGCGACAATTAACCCTTCAAGAATTCCTCAGTCGGCCAGATCTGATGCCAAGCGATTCAAGATCGAGATTGGCTACAGACTCAACACATTCAACGACTTGTGTATTGCTGCCCAGCTCCGAATGCCATTTAACTTTTCAGTGCCGGTCAACTCTAATTTCAACGTGCTCGACAAAGATGGTGTCCCAGGCAACCGAGCTGGATCACACAACCATGCCGTCACAGGTGGGATGGGAATGAAGCGCATGCCTAACGGCAAATGGGCGATATTGATGCAGAACTCATGGGGAACCCGCTGGGGCTGGAATGGTTACTGCTGGATCATCGAAAACAACCTGGGCGGAAACGGCTGGGATGCTTACTGCGTGAGCGCTACCGTGGCTGACCCAAACAATTTACCTCCACTTCTTGCATAATCACAAAGTCAAGTGATAATGTAGGAAGATCTTTATTCGTGGCCCTTAACGGGCAGGCCATGAACTTATCCTTAGCCCGAAGAAAAGGTTACCGAAGCATGCAGAACTCTGAGATTGCACAGTTGCAATCCGAAGCCACCGCCCTTAAGGCTCGTGCTTCGGAACTCGTTAACAAGCAAGGCCACACCGTTGACGAGGTGGCCGAGATGGGTCGGGCGACAGCTCGCTTGGGCGAAATCAATGAAGCTGTGACCAAGGCCACAGAACGCGAAAACACCGTGGCCATTTTGAAAGCCAGCATCGAGCAGAACGATCAGTGGGCTGGACAGGTTCCTGCCTCCAATCGCCCTGGTCACGTTTACGATGTGAAGTCCACTCCTGCTGGCGGGCATTACCCACAGCCTGGCATGGTTCACCCCGGTCTGGTCAACAAGGCTTTCCGGCCTGAGATCGAGCCAAAAGGCGAAACCGTCGAGGCTTATCTGGCAGAAGGCTATTCGCTCGACACAATCGAAAAGGCTTGTACCCCTGCTTACAAGCGGGAAATCCTGAAGTTCATGCGATCCGGTGGCCGTGATTACGCGGGCGCTGGTGAGATTGTTCGCAAGGCTTTCACCGAAGGTGTTGCCGCTGGTACGGCTGGTGGTGGTGCGGCTCTGGTTCCGATCCAGTGGTCCGAACTGATCATGACTCCTCCACAGGCGGGCATGCTTCAGGACGCTGTTCGCACCATCCCGACAACCACACTGACGACTCGTTTCCCACGGGTCAAGACGACTGACAACAAGTATCCAGCCTATCCTGTCACGGTCTCGTGGGGCGGTGAAACTCCATCCAGCCCGACCGATCAAGGATCGAATATGACTGTCGAACAAATCGACATCAACGTCAATGAAGTCTGGGCATATGGACTGTTCTCGATCAGCCTGTTGGAAGACAACGCTTACGGTCTTTCCACACTGATTCCTGACATCTTCCAAAAGTCGCTGGCTGTGGCCACTGACCTCGCCATCATCTCCGGTTCTGGTTCCAGCCAGCCTTATGGCCTGACCGAATCAAGTGTTGTCACTCAGATCACTGCGACCACGACAGGCGCTGTGATCACGTACCAAGACCTTATCAACATGTTCTACCAGACGCCTCAGCAGTTCAGAACTGAAGGTGCCTGGCTGATGAACTCAGCCACGCTGGGCGCTATTGCTGGACTGGTTGATAGCCAGTCTCGCCCTCTGTTCCTTCCAAACTACGGCTTCATCGGTGCTACACCTGGTGGTGGAACCACATGGGCCAACGGTAGCCTTTTGGGCCGACCGATCATCATCAGTGAGAACGTCCCGAGCCTCTCGGCTACGGCTGGCACACTGCCTCTGTACTATGCTGACTGGAAGTCTGCTTACTACATGCTCGACCGCGTCTCCCCGACGATCAAGGTCAATGATCAACCCGCATACAAGAACGGCTCCTACGAGTTTGTGCTTCGCGCTCGTCGTGGTGGTCGTGTGGTTCAGCCTAACGCAATCCGCGTGCTGAAGAGCAAGTAACCCCCGCAGGGGATGGGCCATGATTCTCCCGTTGTGGCCCATCCCATCTTTTCATCCGTCAGGCGATTATTATGGCCATCAGCCCGCAAGTCACATACATGTACCCACAATTGGCCAACCTGGCCCCGGGTCCACTTCAGGCTTTGGCAAACGCGGCTGAGACGTATCTGGTTCAAGCCTTAGGCCGAGAGATTTCACCAGGCACAAAAACGCAAACGTTCACGGGCAAGAATCAAACTTATTTATGGCTGACTGCGACGCCAGTTTCCGCAGTCACTTCCGTGATCTGCAACGACAACGCACAAGACGTGACCGCCTTGCACTGGGACTCTGAAGGCAGACTGACCAGACAAAACAAAGGCTTCTGGAATCAGCTCCTTGGATGGGATCCCGGCATCTCAAACATCGTGGTGACCTACACGAGCGACGGTCTCGATCAAAACACACAGGACATGCTGATCGGTGCGGTGATGACATGGATGCTCGACATGCAAAACAAGTCCTCTGTGGCATCCTCCGAATCCATTGGAGATTACAGCTACACGCTCAACACGGCCTTCATGAAGGGCTTGCCACCTTACATTTCCACCCTGATCCAACCTTATCGCGTTTACTCCGCAGGGTGATGCTATGGCAGACAATATCAAGATTTCGTGGAAGGGTGACCAGTACATGGCTCAGGTGCTTCGGAACCTGACCAACGCGGTTGACAGGTCCGCTGAATGGGTGCGAACCGCCACGATGAAATCTTTGAGTGGAGCCGGCCAAAAAGGCAAAGGTCTCGCCAAGCTCAACAAAGTCTCTAAAAAGATGAGCGCAGACGAAAACAATGCTGCCAAGATCGCTCGTGGCGAAGCCCTGATGGGTAAATCCATCAAGCAGTTCAAGAGCAAGTCTGGCAAGCTCAACGTTCGTCATGGTGGCAGTTTTACACACACAGACAAAAAGACGGGTGCCGTCGAGCATCACAGTGGAGTTTACTGGTACGGCGAGCCTGTCAATAAGTGGGTGACGGCTTCCAAGCCTGGCACACCTCCAAACCGTCAGACTGGCGACCTTCGCAGTTCCATTGAGTATGAGAAGTACAACGACGGGCTATCCGCAAAGGTGGGGCCACTCGACACGTTGGTTTATGCCAGACGACAAGAACTGGGTGGACCAGGTTCATTCCCAGCTCGTCCTTACCTGCGACCTTCGTTTTTGTCAGTTAGACCAAAGATCCTCAACGAGATCGAAAAAGCTGTGCGAAAGGCAGGATTGTGATGAGCCTACCCGCAGCCCTGCTGAATTCCTCAGCGACGATTTACGCCGAAAACAACACCAAAGGTTCTATGGGGCAACCCCTCCAGAACCTTTCGGTGATCGGTAAAACCAAGTGTCGGTGCGACTTCAAATCGCAGTCACAGGACGGACCACCCAGCGAGAAGACCGCTCAAACCTACAAGGTTTATCTACCGGGCATGTGGTCACTGACAACCAATAACTGGATCCGAATCATCACGCCATCAGGCAGAGACGTGACTGGTCAAGTCACCACATCCTCTGACGCTGGTGGCCTTGGCCATCACACAGCAGCCACCATTATTTGCCGCAAGACGGCACCGAGTGTGACCGCATGAGCCTGAACGTTCCTGCTCTGATCCAAACCTTCTGGTCAGCTCAATCCGGTCTCCCTGAGTTGTGGCTGGAGTATGGTCCAGAACCGTTCCTGCCACCATTTGCAGTCTTGGAAGCCACGGGGTTTTCTCGCGACTACCTTTCGGCGGGCATGAAACAAGACTCTCACAACTACAAGATTTCTGTTTTGACCACATCGGCAGAATCCACCTGGACGCTGGGTGAGCTGGCAACGGCCAGCATGGAATCTCTGTCTGACACAAAGATTATCGCGGTTCGGATCGAACCTGATAACCTGGCTCGGCCTGCCAAGATCGGCCAATTGGATGTCTGGATCTTTGAATTCTCTCTCCGAGTCGAACTGTTCGACAATTAAGAAAGGGCATATGCGATGGCCATGAAGGGCAAGCCGGTCACGTTTAAAAACGGGACCATCACACTGACTCCACTGGATCAAACCACAGGCACGGCCAACACGACCGCAGCCATCAACCTGATTGCCAAATCCGGTTCTTTGGACGACAGCGTATCTGTCGCCGAGGCCAACGTTAACTGCGTGGGCAAAATCCGTGCTGCCGGTTCTCTGGACGTGAGTATCGAAGTCAACGCTTTTGCTTCGAGCACCACAGGCACAGGAAACGCCAACGGCACAGTCTTGCCATTCAAAACTGGCGACTATTTGAACGCCAACCTGACAGCCGGTTCGATCAGCTACGAGGGAGAGTTTATTTTGGAGTCGCTGAAATCTTCGCTGGACGCTGCCGACTTTGTCACGATGGATATCAGCCTAAAGAACAACGGCGATCCACGCACACGCGTTATCGGCATTGTGAACTGCGTTTAACACCTGAGAGAGATTTTATATGGTCTTTGATATTGATGACCTGATCGCTCGCAAATTCCAATTCCGGCTCAACAGCCGGAGTTGGATACTTTCCGAGCTGACTGCTGGCGATCGTGCGGAAATTGGCAACGTGCTCAGAGGGATTGTCCCAAATCCTCTGACTGAGGCAAAAGAAGCCTGTCGCGACCTGCCACCAGCCACGGCTAAAGAAATTTGGAAAGAGGCCAAACGGCAATACGCTTATTGGCCTCCACTTCCAGAAAGTGAAGATGGCCAAGCCTATCTTTTCTCGTCTCGTGAGGTTCAGCAAGCTGTTCTTTATCACGGACTTAAGCGAAATCAGACCATAACCCAGGATGAGGTCAAGACGCTGGTTGATTCCATCCCTTACCAAACCGCTCTTATCAAACTGCTGATGTTTGCAATCACAGGCCGGGGCGCAGACGACCCAAAAGACAGCTCCTCGCAGGCGTGAATTGGCACGACCTGATGAGGCGATTGGTGTTGGAAGGTCACATGAGGTATCAGGATGTTCTGGAGCTGACACCTTGGCAAATCATGGTGTTGATGGTCGAGAAGCCTGACCTGACAGGCCAGTTGAGTAGAGAGACCCTGGATGAAGTCATGTCGCTTTTGCCGGAGAACTGGGAGGACGCCTGATGCCAGCTATTAGCGACGTATACGTAGACATCGGAGCCAGAACCACCGTTCTTGGCCGTGGTCTTGAAAAAGCCAAGGCCATGCTCAAGAGCTTTGGCAAGCAAAAAGAATCGTCTTCGGGTGGCGGAGGTGGCGGCGGCTTGATGGGTGCCGGGATGATGGGTGCTGGAATGGCGGCTGGTGCTGCGGCCATGACTCTTGCAGCCAATGCCATGGCAAACGTTAGTTCAGCAATCTCCGAATCTTCCCGCAGAGGTGCCGACCTAAACGAGACGCTCAGTAAAACCGGTGTCTTGATGGGCGACGCCACAGCCGATGCCGTAAAGTTTGCGACCGAACTGCAAAGCAGTGGCCAAGGTCAGATGAAGGATATTCTGGAGTCGATCACAGGATCGGCTATGGCGATGAAGGGTCTTGGCACTGAGACCGGAAAAGCCATCGACATCGCCAAGCAGCTCGAAACCAGAGTGGGTGATATTGCATCTCAGGACAACATCGACCCGGCCAAGATCAGGGAAGACCTTCAATCGGCATTTGCTGGTGAATTCCAGATCTTGAGGAAATACAAGGTTTTCGTGGATGCTGACTCGCTCAAGAAGACCGGACTGCCTATGGGTGAGGCTATCGCCCAAGGCATCATGGAACAGACGCAACGGGCGAAAGGCGACTTTGCAAACACTCGTCTTTCGACTTCCAACATGCAGCGGACCAACACCAACTCCATCGAAACGATGATGACCAAATTTGGCCAGGCCATTCAGCCTGTGACTCAGGCTTTTGCCTATCTGCAATCGGTCATTTTGAGTGCAATTGGTGGAGCAGGTTTTGAGGGATTCAGCGGCTTTATCGACCAAATGCGAAACACGATCATCGACATGGCTGATGGTATTGCGGCGGCTGTCGTGGGTGTTATCATCCCAATGGGCCAAGGCTTGATGACTGTGGGCGGATGGTTTATGTCGGTGCTCAGTTCGGTCGGTGGTTTCTTCCGTGACGCGATCATCGGTTTCGGAGGATTCCAAGGGATTTTTGGCCGGATGGGTGTGGAGCTGGCCTATCGTTTGGCTCAAGGTGTTGACCTGCTTATGCAACCGTTCCGATGGATCGCTAAGCAGATGGGTATCAGCCTGGGCGAAGGTATGACCGGCATCGTTGACGCTCTTGGTCAGCGACGAGAGCAGATGGATCAAGAGGCTGGTTCCAAAATCGCTGAAGCCAACGCCAAGCGTGACGCAGATAAGGCGGCACTCTCTGCGGCTCTTAAGTTGGATGTGCCGACTGGCAAAGGTGCGATCGGTGAGATGCCAGGCAAAGCCATGCCTGCGGGAAAGGAAAAAGAAAAAGACAAAGCACCACAGCGAACCGCATTTTCCGCTTTGCTCAACAACGCACAAGGTGAAGACAGAAAGCAAACCGGAATTCTTGAACAGATTGCAGCAAATACAGACTTAAAGAATCTGAACGCTGACAATGCTAAAGCCAAGCTGATGGAGAATCCTGCCTTACCTAAGGAAGATTTTTCTAAAGCCAAACTGATGGAGAATCCTGCCTTACCTAAGGAAGATCCTTCTAAGGCAGGACTGGTCAATGCTGGCTTGGCTCAGGAGGATCCAGCAAAGTCCAAGCTGATGGAGAATCCTGCCTTACCTAAGGAAGATTTTTCTAAAGCCAAACTGATGGAGAATCCTGCCTTACCTAAGGAAGATCCTTCTAAGACAGGACTGGTCAATGCTGGCTTGGCTCAGGAGGATCCAGCAAAGTCCAAGCTGATGAACAATCCTTTGTCCCCTCCAGAAGGACCAGCAAACACATCCGCCAAAGCAGCAATCATGAACGGCAAGAGCACGGAGAATACTGGCACACCAGCCACGGATGAAACCTTAAAGATGATCGCCCAGCTCATCGCCACGGCGCTTGGCGGAACCAGGACAGGTGCGATGGACATGGCCACAAAGAAACCCGGCCCAGACCGGTCCCCTCAACTGGTAGGAGCCTACTAAGATGATCTTCCCCGGCTGGACACCCGTGACCGACGGTTTTGGCTACACCGCTGAAGCAAATTCCGTGACCTACACAGGCCGCTGGATCGTCCCATGCACTGCGGCCAACCTGCAATTGGCTTTGACCCTAATCGACAGTAAAGACCGTTTTCTTGCACGCAAAAACGGTGGCCCATTGGCAAGCTATCCCTACAAAACCAAGATCCAGCAGACACTTCTTTCGGCACTCACAGCTCAGAAGATGTCGTTCAAGATTCTTGATACTTATGCTCCCAACACCTTGAACGCCAATGGCACATCGGTTGACCTCAACTCAGGCATTAACACGCTGGAAAATGCAGATCTTGCAGAGGTCTCTGTGGAGTGGATGCAGGAACCTGAAAACACTCTGGGCCTGAACTGTTGCTGGGTCACCATGCAAGGCTCAGGTGAGTTCGTTGAGTTTGGCGAGAACAACACGGTTGCTGCCAAATACACTGCTGCCGGTATCGCTGGTGGAGCTGGAGCAGACTTTGCCAACGGCACCTTCGCACCGCTCAATAAGCCCATGCCGAGAGTCGATGCCAAGGACGTAATCCGCATTGAATTCCCTTGGGTGGATGCCAGCCTGGTTAACCTGGCCAACATGACCAAGATGAGAGGATCCGTTAACCGAAAGGATATTTCCATTTGGGCGGCTGGCACTCTGCTTTACCTTGGGAGCGATAACGAATATTCGATGTCGCCTCTGGGTTATCCCGGCTACAAGATTACCCACAACTTTGAGAGCAAGCCACAAGATTGGAACTTGATCGACGCGCCGACCGATGTTAGACCATCAGAGTCGATCCGAGCCAAATACCCAGGCGCTACATCAGAGCTGATGGCCTGGTCAACAATGGCCCCTGTGATCACCAACGGAGTGGCACAAACTTCTGGGCCAAAGAACTCGCACATCTTCCGCAGCTACAACTATCAGGACTATACCGACACCTTGTTTTATTACGGCGTGCTGGCCACAGCTCCTAAACCACCTGTCTCAATCGCCGTCTAAGGAGGCTCTGGTATGGCAGCACTCAACCGACCATTCACCGGACGTGGCTTCATCGCAGGCAACGGCAACCGGGTCAACTATTCATGGTGCGCAGTGGGCACCGGACCGGCTGACGCCAATCCTCTGATTATCGAGCATGGGTCCATATCGGCCACAGAGTCATCCAGCATCACCACGATCGGTACCACAGCCTACAACGGCTTCACAGACAGCTATTCTGGACCCACCACAATCTCAGGGACCGTCGATGGATTTGTCACAGCCAGCGACACCGACCACACAAACGACCCTGTGACGGTTCGGGCAGGCTCAAAGATGTATCTGATCATCACGGCTGGTTCATGGACGTATGAAGGCTACATTCTTGTATCCAATTTCAACATTTCCGTTAACTCAAACGAGATGGCATCGGTTCAATTTGGCTATACTTTCAAGACGGTGCCAACAAAACGAACGCTT